CGTCTGATGATGCTTGGGATGTCCTTATCCGCTTGGCGGGGAGTGGAATGGTTCATGTCCCTGCCAGACCCGACAAGCCAGCAAGCAGCACTGGTGAGTGTAGTCACGGGGGCCATGACAGGTGCATTTGCGGTGTGGATGGGACATGAGAAATGAAATATCGTAGAGAAGATTTTATTGAAAAACTAATTAAACATGAGGGTCTACGCCTTCAAGTATATAAAGATACATTAGGAATTGATACCGTAGGTATTGGACGTAACCTAGAAGACCGTGGTATTACGGATGAGGAACTAGAGTGGATGGATATCCCTAATGTGGATACAATCTACGAACACGGTATCTCTGAAGCTGATGCTATGTATCTAGCAGGGAATGACGTACAGATCGTTGAGGAAGAACTTGTTCGGGCGCACCCTTGCGTTAACAAGCTAGACGCTGTACGTCAACTTGTAGTCATGGACATGGCATTTAATATGGGTGTGCCACGTTTATGTAAATTTAAAAAAATGTGGGCGGCTATTGAAAATGAAGACTACCCTACTGCAGCAAAAGAAATGCTTGATAGTAGATGGGCGGTTCAAGTAAAATCACGTAGTACAAAATTAGCCCACGCAATGCATCATGGAGAGTTTAGTGGCTAGACAACTTACAGAAAAACAACAAGCACTACTCAACGTCCTGTTTGAAGAAGCAGGTGGTGATATGTTGCAAGCAAAGAAACTGGCGGGATATGCTGACACTTCTAGTACTGCAGAAATTGTTAAAGGTCTTAAAGAAGAGATACTTGAGGCGACTCAAATGTATATGGCACGTAATGCGCCGAAAGCGGCGATGGCGATGACAGGTGCGTTGTATGACCCAACAGAGTTAGGCATACGTGATAAGATGGGTGCTGCCAAAGAATTGCTTGACCGTGTAGGTTTGGTAAAGACAGAGAAGATGCAAGTAGAGGCATCAGGCGGTGTCATGCTTATGCCACCTAAAGCTATTGTGGAAGACGATGAGTAGAAGCATAGGCAAGTGGAAACTGCCACAGCCAACCGACATTAAAGAAGAAAACGAATGGGTGCAGATACCTCGCATTGCAAGGACTGTACCTTTCGGTTACAAACAAAATGAAGAAGACCCTGACATTCTTGACCCAATACCAACAGAGTTAGATTTACTAGAGAAGGCACGTAGCCACGTAAATCAATATAGTTATCGTGAAGTAGCTAACTGGCTTAGCACAAATACAGGCAGGTCTATCTCACACGTAGGATTAAGGAAACGGTTACTGAATGAGCGACAGCGTAAGAACCAAGCTAAAAGCCTCATCAAGTGGGCAGAGTATGCGGAAACGGCAATCGCCAAAGCGAAAATACTCCAAGAAGAAAGAACAGGCGCAGCCAAAACAAACGGTTAGTATAGAAGAAGTAGCAGCTACAAAGTATGATACGTCTGTAGCAGAACACGCTAACGTACTGTTTAAACCTAACGATGGGCCACAGACTGACTTTCTAGCTGCAGCAGAACGTGAAGTATTATATGGTGGCAGTGCTGGTGGTGGCAAGAGTTACGCTATGCTGTCAGACCCACTACGTTATATGGGGCATCCTGCATTTAGTGGATTGCTTCTGCGACATACAACAGAAGAACTAAGAGAACTTGTATTTAAATCGCAGGAGTTGTACCCAAAAATCTGGCCGGGTATCAAGTGGTCAGAGAGAAAGATGCAGTGGACTGCACCATCTGGCGCAAGGTTGTGGATGTCGTATCTGGATAGAGAT